TGTCGTTGTAGATCATACAGCCACGCGCCGTAACGGTTGCGTTAGAGAACGTCAGGTCTGAGAAATCACAAACCGCTGTAGTGCCGGAAGTTGTCGGCGTAACAGAAGTCAAAGTCGATCCACCAGACGTGTAGTTGGTTCCGCTTGCTTGGCCGGTCGTAGTAAACGCGGTTGTGGAAGCGCCCAAAGTGGCAGACGATGTGTATAGCGCCAACTTGAATGAGTTGCCAGAGGACGCTGTAAAATTATGGGTTCCAACCAAAAGCTCTTGCTTGAAGCTGGTAGGAATTGCAGAACTGATAGCCATGTCAAAGCTCCCTAATTATTTTCGCCATCTCCTCATGGCCTTGACCTACAAGCATTCCTTGCAAGGTCACACGGTCAGAGGCGATAGCACTCTTCATCCCTAGCAATATTAGAGTATAAACTTGGTTTCTGAAAGCCTCGGCCTGCTGTCGAATATGCGGGTCTGCCTCTGAAGATATGCCTACAATCTTTTTGGTTGTCTCAGTCGCCCAGAACTCTGCATCATGGCCACGGTTGTCGGTCGTGGACACCATGACTTGGCCAAGTTGAAATCCTATTTGGTCGTCCATCATCCTTTGTACGGCTCCGGTGCTCGTGGGATTTCGACCGTTTCAAGGTTGTGTTTTTTGACCATGGACGCTAGTTCTGATCGGTCGCATATAACCCACTCCCCTTGCGGATCTGGCATAGCTATCTTGGGATTTGCAAGGCGATGGTATCCGTATAGGCGCTCCTCTAACCCGACATTCTGATCGAGCAGTGAGGATCGAGGGCTTACGCCGACCGTGATTTGGCTGGATATACACTTGCAAATCCAGAACTCCAAGCAAGCCCTACCCGCTTCGGCAAAATGTAGATTGTGCTTATAGCTGAAGTCCATGCCGAATAGGTCTATGTGTCCGACCTCATTCCAAAGCGCGAACGCCAAGGCATACGCAGTCGTGTTGTTCATATAAGCACAGCGTTGGTCTTTGATGACCGCTTCGAGCGGATACTCGACCAATGCCGGCACCCGCTCGTCAAGCTCACAGGTATAGATTGGTTTTGCGTAGTTTGGTAACACACGACGCATCACTTCGGTTTGATTGCCGGCATCCTCTGTGTCGAGAAAACGGCTCACGGGATCAAGCATGAATACACGGTCTAGCTCAAACACAGATAAAGCAGAGTTGATGCCCCAGACCTCATCCCATTGTTTGCTGTTTTCAACGCCTATGACGTAGTCAATCTGAGAGGCTCCCAGACCGATTATTGCTATTTTTTTGCCTTTAAGTTCTGCAATTTTTTCCATCAAGTCACACCAGCACGCAAAAGATCATATCGATACTCGTCTCTAGTTCCTCGGCCTTCGCTCAGATTCTTCATCCGAGAAATGCCTTCTTTGAAACGAGCCTCGAAGTTACCAATCACGTCAGGTGCTTCTTTCAGGAAAATAGCGGCTTCTACAAGAGTGCCGTACAGCAGAGGGTCAGGATGCTCTGTGCTCAACAGAGTTGTGCCTGAGTCTGCGCCTGCTGTAAGCGAAGTCGGTTTCGCTAAATAGTGCAGCTCAACTGTGTATCCACTGTCAGGGATCGGACTCAGCTCAAATGCTGAGTCGTCAAACTGCGAATAATATTTGGGAAACGCGGTCGTAGTGGTCGTCGGGCTGTACTGCTTGATAAATGAGGGGTGTTTGAAATCAAGGTAATGGTATTTATTGTTGCCGTCAATAACCGCCAACGAGAAAGGCGCAAAAAAATCAGCCGGTGTTGCCAAAAACCGATTGTTGTTACTCACTGTGCCTTGAACGTTTCTTCGCTGCTCTGGTAGCTGGACCATCTTAAAAATCCGGTCCTCAGATTCCGTAATAAACGTGTTCAGGTTGTTGTTGAACGTCGTCTCGTTGACCTGCAAGTAATCCTGCACCGTCGATTTCAATGTTGCCAAAGTGAAGCTCATGACGTGGTTACCTCCACGGTTCCAACACTAGCAGTGATTGCAAATGTTTGCAAAGTTGTACCTAATTTACCATCACCTACGTTTGTGTACACGGCAAAAACAGTGCCGTCTTCGCCATCACTGGATGGATCGGGTCGAGCTTCTTTCAGCGCCTGTGGATCAATCGGCGTTGGTTTTTTCATCAACTGCGGATGCTTCGGTGACCACTGGTCAGGACCGACGAGCAGGCCATTCCAAGTTTTTTTCATGTCCTTGAGGCGATACCGAAACCCTGTGATGTCACAGATCCCATACGCGCGCTTGTTGCTTGCAAAAGCCATCGTTATGCGATGTTGTAGTTGCGTAGATCAGGCGCGACTCTGAAGCTCGCACGCTCTTCGTCCTGGGACAGCGCACGGGTGAACTCTTCCTCGTACATCGCTTTCAGCATCTGCACCTTTTCGGGAGCACGCTTCAAGGCCAAGTAGTAAGCCAATCCAGCCGCGAGGCACGGGAAAAACCTAAACGGCACCTCAAGCGTGTTTGCACCCACATCTGCATCATCCATACGACTGAGCACGTTCAAATGCAGCACGTACTGGCTGTTCTTGTCAGGCGCTGGCCAAACTGTTACAGAAGGTGACAGTTTTTTCTGTATCAAAAATTGGTTGGGCTTGCCGGTTGTGCTTTTCGTAGAAACATGGGCGTATTCGGCTCGGGACATGCGACTGAGCGGAATGTCAGTAACCTGACCGCCTAACGTCTCTCGAACAAACACATCGAGCACGTCAATGGTCGCGGTGGGATTAGTCGAGTCGATTGTGTACTCGGTCGTGTCTTTTACCATCGTGATGGTCTTTTGGTTGACCGTCCATTGGTTCAAGCCACGGTTGGCCCATTCTGCGAGCATTAAATTCAGCGAGCGCGTGGCGCTTTTCAGATCGTAACCTGTGCGAAGCTCTAAACCACACCGCTCAAATGCCTCTTCGACATAGTCCGCGACATCTAATTCAAAATCTTTACTTCCGCTTACCGCCACTTTTCGTCTCCGCGTATAAGTTATCGAACACTTGGTTTACGTCCAAAGTGTAGTCTAAATCGGATTTGCTGTAATGAATATGTTGTGAGGGACGGAAGTCGGGAGCGCCTTCGCCAGTCTCGAACCAAGCGGGGTGTGTCACTCGCACCCGATTATTTGGAAGGGCAACGATATTGCCTGTCCACGGCCCAGCGTCAAGCAATTCTAAAACATGGCTTTGCTTGTGCTGAGCTGGATCGTCGGCTATTTCGTTCTCGGCATAATCGACGGTGAAATAGTATTTGGCAGGATAAAACTCGCCATCGATCTTGGCCAGCCAAGGACACGGTGTAGCACGATCCAAAACGTACACTGCATGATGGTGGCTTGAACAATCCCAAGGTTGACAAGCCCAGACGGGCATCGGCTCTGGCCACTCGTCAAATGGCGTATCGCCGACCAGAGCGGTAATCGGCATTCGCGCCCACATCGCGCCACCCAACACGTTAGGCTCATTGTCGTCGTCGTAGGTTTCTGCGCCTGTAAAAATCACCTGAAAACTCAGACACCTCGTCGGCATCGTGGTGACAGCAATAACCATGGCGTGTACAAACTCGCCATGGTATTTCTCGTGATTGTGCGTGTACTCCTTTCTCACCCACGCCTTGAAGTGTGGGATGTTACTTTGGAGGTACGCCACCCCTATCGACCGTACAACCCGCTATTTTTGTTTGACGGCTTTCTCATCCCGCCTTTCGCTGCACCTTTTGCCTTCATAGCCCCGCCTTTCGCGTAGCCTTTGGTCTTCATCTTGCCGCCTTTAGCCATGCCTTTGGCTTTCATGGAACCGCCCATAGCTTTCTTCTTAACTTTGGCTTTTTTGAACTTTTCAAACTCTTGGTCGCTCACCGCTCCTTTTTTGGCTTTACCGCCCTTTTTCATGCCTTTAGTTTTCATGGCACCACCTTTCATCATGCCTTTAGTTTTCATGGCACCGCCTTTCATCATTCCTTTGGTTTTCTTATGTCCTGGCATTTTTATCTCCTAGCTCCTTGGAACTCTAGTCATTTTTTGTTTACTGGGCATGATAGCCCCACAACCCTTACTCTGAACCAACACAGCGCCACCTTGAGCAGCAAAAGTCTTGACGTTCGTAGGTTTGCCGCCTACGCCTTGTTTCTTCGCCCTTTTTCTGGTGACAGCAGATTTGATCTCACTCTTGGTCATCCGAGCAGCGGTGGCTGCCGGGACACATTTCGGATATTTTCTTTTACGGTCTTTTTCTAGCTTCGATCTGCCACACTTCTCGAAGCCGCCACCTTTTTTGGGCGCACCAATGTCAACCCAGTTACCCTTACTGCCTTTGCCGAACCATTCGGTCAAACCGCCTTTTGGTTTAGCCACGGGGCACTCTCGTTTTCTTCTGTTTGCTGGGCAACACGCGACCAAACCCTCGCGCCTGAATCATCACTGATCCGCCGCCACTCATTTTTTTGGCCATGCTTTTCGCTATGGCAGTGCCGCGAGCACGCTCGTACTTGCTCAAACGACCATCTTTGTTCAGATCGCTTTTGACGGGATCGAGTGTCACCTCACCACCAGTAGCACCTTTGTATTTCCCGCCCATGCGCTTGTATTCTTGAACCATCCAACCATTTGCATAAGCGGATGGGTATACGTCAAATTTAGCTTTGGCTTTCGCTTTTGCCTTGCGATACAAA